GCTGCTGGTGTATCGAATTCTCCTGTACCTTCTGTAGCTGTTCCTAGTATTCCTAAGGTTACAGTTACAGCAGCTAAGTAGAATTCTTATACATGTATGGTTTGTAACTAAGCCGTACATAATAAGAGTTATATTACCAGGAGGATTTGATAGATGTCTATTTTTACTGATCTTTGTGATGATGTATATACAATTACTAATAGACCTGATCTAATAAACGAAACAAAACTAGCTGTAAAAGCTGCTACACTTAAGATCCATCAATCAGATTATTATTATCGTGATCTGATAGAGCAAGGTATAGCTTTTCTTACATCTGACTATATTCAGCAGTTCGATATTTATAGTCTGTTTCCTAACTACAGAGCTCTTAAGTACATTAGACGGTACGATAACAGCGGTACTGGAGCTGCTAAAGAGTTCTTTGAAATTCTTAGTCCTACTCATCTGCTTGATGCTTATGGAAACGATAGAACAGGTGTAGCTTATGTAGCTGGTACCGTAGTAAATATAAAATCTTTCTATCAGTTTCAATATGCTATTATCGGACTGTATAACAATCCAGTAGTTAGCGAAGATGCTTATAACTCTTGGGTAGCTGTGTCGCATAGATACGCAATTATATATGAAGCTGCTAGAGTAGTATTTAAACAAATTGGTTTTGATGAACAATCAACTCAGTTTCAAGCTCTTGTTACAGAGCAATTAGCTGAAGTTAAAGCCTCTAATATTATTTCTGTAGGATATTGACATGACTGCTTCTATTTGGAATCCAGCAGCTACTGCCACGGTATTTGATGCAACTAGTATTCCTTATCTTCCAGCTGGAACAGGAGCTGTAAGTACATACATTGCTAATAAATTAAAGGAACGAGTATCTGTTAAAGATTTTGGAGCTGCAGGAGATGGAGTTACAGACGATACTTCTGCTATTCAATTAGCTGTTACTTACGCTTTATCAGTTTCTGCTGTTGTAGAATGGCCTAAAGGTAATTATATTACTTCTGCTAGTATCAATAACTTCCATTTAGTGAAGCATGAAGGATCTGGTATTCTCAAGAGAGGAAGTAACTCTTGGGTAATTAATGGATACTCTGGTAATAATTATCTTTATATAGCTACTTCTGGAGATGACTCTAATGATGGTCTGAGTTCGTCTCAACCGCAGAAGACTGTACAAAGTATCTTCAATGCTCTAGCTAATTGGCAAGATGCTTTGCTGCGTAATGGCGTATTCTATGTAGTTCTTGCAGCCGGTACATACACTGAAGGTTTGTATATTTCAGGCTTAAAGAGTAGAAATAGAATTGTAGTGCAAGGTCCTGATGTAGGAGGAAGTCCCAACACTCCTACAGCTATTATTGATGGTACCTCTGCAGCAGCTCAAGCAGGACTTTATTTTGCTAAAGGTATGAATGTACAAGTGCAAGACGTTCTTTGCAGAAACTTTACTCTTTCTTCTGTAGGTTATGGCGTTGTAGTAGACGCTTTGTGTGATTTATACACAAAAAATGTTCATGCAACTGGAAATCGGTATGCGGGTATTTGTGGAGATGATTCAAGCGTAGTACGAGTAGAAGGAGGTAAGCTAGATAATAATGTATTCTATGGCTTCAGAGCTCATGATAATACTAATTACACTGTAGGGTATCACGGTTCTGTAAGTGCAAGAACTCAAATACAAAATAATGGCTCTGCAGGTATTGCTATTCTAACAGGGTCACAAGGGCACATTGATTATAGTGATCTTAGCACAAACCACAGAAATGTAGTGCTTCAGGATAATGCACGTGTGCACATAATGGGAAGCACATTTACCGGAGCTAATATTGCTGATGTGGTAGCTGATCCTACTTGTAGTTGGTATGATGATACAGCCACAGTAAATACGTTCAGCAGTAGTCCTAAGTTTAATAACCCTATGCGCTCTGTCACAAGAGCACAGATGATTAAAACTAGTGACGTTTCTTATACACAAATTCCTGGGCTTTCTCTTACACTCATTGGAGGAACTACATATAGCTTTGAAGCTCTTGTTCCTGTTTCTTGTGGTGCAGGTGGAGTATCTTTAGCACTTACTGCTAGTATGGCAATTACAGCTTTATTCGCTGCTGGAGTAGTTTACAACGGTGCAACTATTGTAGATGCGCAAGAAACTAGTAGTCCTTCAGGTGCTGTTGGTTCTTATACAGGAACTGCTACTAGAGTAGTTATTTCAGGTACTATTACTCCGACCGTAACAGGAACTTTTGGACTTAGATTTGCTCAGAATGCTAGTAATGTAGCTAACTCAGCTGTACTTGTTCCAGCTTCTTTAGTTGCTACAGTAATCAACGGAAGCACCTCTACTTAATATGGCACAATACCCTGTCAGAGTAAATTTAAGTATGATGGCTTTTCCGTTTCTATCGGAGCTATCAGGTCGTTCAATTATTGTAAAACAGCAAGACCAAAACTATGCTGCTTCTGTAACATCATCTTCTGATTTAGATAAAGATATTGGTATTCCTAGTCTATTCTACTGTCATAACGTAATCGCTACTGGACATGGCTACCAAGCTATATACTACAAACAAATATATAATCCTATAGGAGGTGTGAGTACTGTAGTAGATATATTTCAGGTATTTGATTCAGCTGCTTCTGGTAGAACCTATATCTGCTACGATAAATCAGGTAATTTTTATTATGCTCAAAACTATGTAGGATTAAAATCTCCTAATAATTATTGGACTTTTTGCAATTCCATTCCTGCTGCTGCAGGCAAAGAAATAACCACAGCAACAGTTAACGGTATTACCTATATTTATATAGCTAATATTGGTTGTTATAAATTTGATTTTACTTTGCGCAGTCTAGTAGCCGTAACTCTTACAGGTTTAGTAGCAGCTGATATACTTGGTGTTGTAGGTGTAGGCGGTTACTTAATTGCTTGGACTAAGAGTGTTATTGCCTGGAGTTCTTTACTATCTCCTACAGATTTTACTCCTTCGTTAGCTACTGGAGCAGGAGGTGGATCAGTACAAGGAGCTAGAGGTGATATAGTAGTTTGCTTAGCCCACACAGTGGGTTTTGTTGTATATACAAATCAAAACGCTGTAGCAGCTTCAGCTTCTCAGAATTCTAGATATCCATGGAATTTCAGAGAACTTGTAGCTTCTGGTGGTTTATCTAATAAAAACTTGGCTACATATGATGCTAATACAGGTAATCATTATGTGTATACTTCTTCTGGTTTACAGATGATTTCTCTGCAACAAGCTCAGACTACTATACCAGAGTTAACTGATTTTCTTGCTGGTTCAGTTTTTGAAGATTTTGATGAGGACACTAATACATTACGTGTAACTGCTTTAAGTACAGTTATGAAAAAGAGATTTACTCTTATTTCAGATAGATACTTAATCGTATCCTACGGTGTTACAGAACTTACACATGCTCTTATATATGATCTTGTAACTAAGCGTTGGAGTAAGCTGAAATTCACTCATGTATCTGTATTTGAAAATAGTTTACTTACAATAGAGGTTTCAGAAACTCCTAGGAACTCTATTGCATTTATGACTAAATCAGGATCAGTTAGTCTAGTTGTTATAGATTCTAGAGAAAGTAACTCATCTGGTGTTGTATTGCTTGGAAAGTATCAATTCATAAGGCAAAGAACAGCTACTCTACAGTATATAGATGTAGAGAATGTTATTAATCCAGACTATATAACTTGTTTAGATTTATATACACTGGATGGAAAAACTTTACTACAAGCAGATCCCGCTAATCATATACACTCAGGTCTTAATTGTAGATTTTTCTTTACTGTGACAGGTGTAAATCACTCCATATTGTTTAAGGGATTTTTTAATCTAGCTTCGTTAGAGGTTGTTCTAGTAAATCATGGCAGGAGATAGTAGATGCCTCAGCAGCTCTCTTTAAACTTAGGTTTAGATGTTGTACCTCTATCTAAAGATCCTGATAATCTAGGAGATATTTACAGACTCTATAACGCTGTAAAATTGCTTGCTGCAGCTCTCGATGCTTACACAGGAATCATCGGAGCGAGTGCAGAAGATTATGCAACAGCAGGATCTAGCTTTATTCTCACTCAAAATAGTGCTAGATTATATATACAATTCGCAGCTACTGTTACAGCAGGGCAACTTGTTAAAATTACAGCAGCTGGTAAAGCTGATCTTGGTGTAGCAGGTAATGTAATAGGTTGGGCTCCTGCTGCTGTAGCTATTAATGACTACGGAGAAGTGCGTCTGCTGGGACTCGATACCGCTATAACAGGATTAACTCCTGGTGTAACCTACTATGCAGCCGCTGGAACTCCTGGAGCAATTACAGCAGCAGTAACGGCTCAAAGTATTGGCTTTGCTATTTCAGCTTCACAACTCTTTTTTAATCCTAGATATTCATGAGGTAAATAGTGAGTGATAATACAGCTATGGATAATCTTCTTTTAGAAAGAAGAAATCAAGAAAAACAAGACATAATCATAGCTATATTGAATAGACAAACTCAGCAGCTGGATAAACTAGAGGAAGTAGCAGATAGATTTAATCGTTCAATGCCTGGCGGCGATCCAGACGGCCATAGAAAATATCATGAACTTGTGATCAAAGAAGCAGAAGATAAAGCTAATTTTAGGAAAGCAGTTATAGAAAAGTCCATAGCAAGTTTAGTGTGGACTTTTGTTGTTTTTATAGGTTCGGCTATGTGGTTTTATGTAAAAACTCTAGCTCAGACCATTAAACTTTAAAGGATATAGTTATGGGCCTTGAAGCTGTTACTGATTTAATTAAACTATTTACTGGTAATTCAGGAGGAAGCAATACAACTACAACTACCTCAGGTAGGATTGGCACTAAGCAAACTATGATTAGTTCAGAGCTTGCTACTCGAATGCTACAGAATGCACTTGAGAGTAATCAAGGTCTTGCAGCTATTGCTCAAGGTCAAGCTGGTGCAGGTATGTATAACTCTACAACTAATAAACTTCTTACTAATGATCTTCTGGCTAGACTTACAGCTAATATCGCAGAGAAAGCAGCGCCTACAGTTGAGTCTATTTCTCCCACTACACAGACTGCAAAAGTAGCTAATATTGTTCCAAGTCTCAAAGGACAGGTTCCTACTCTTGCTGCACTTACTCTGGGTAAACCTTTGCTTGACAAAGTAGGTAAGAGTAAGAGTATTTATGATGTAGTGAATA